TCAATGCCCTCCTCTGAACACCTCCCTCTTGTGCCATTCCACAAACCGTTCACCCGGATAATTTTCTTTCATCTGCGGCAACGCGATCTCTTTCCCCGCAAAATCCCAGAACAGCCGCTGTACCACCCCGCCACCATTCACCGCGTCGGAAACCACCACGCGCATATTTTCATCCAGGCCAATCGAACCACGATCGAACGCTTTATGATGGATTGCGCACAACGCCAGGCCATTAGGTACTTCACAAGGACCATGATGCTGCTTCCATCTGATATGGGCTGCTTCAAGCGCTATAGGGGCGTTGTCGTGGCGCATATTGAAGCCGCAGACCGCACATTGATAATTGTAAGCTCGTAGCACCGCCTGGCGGAACTTCGGATCGCGTTGACGGAGAGAGGTGCGAATATCAAAACCCATCTCGTCAGCGATGTCTTCCTGAATACTGGTCGGAAAATGCGCCTCAAGGATCTGCTGCGCCAGCGTGTCGATTAGCTTACGTTTTTTTGTTACCAGCGCGAAATTGACGGCATCAAACCCACCAGCAACATTATATTCAATGAGTTCACGTTTAGGTGGCTGGCGGCTACCGCTGGTTGAGCAGAATTCCGCGTTTTGCAATTCCCAGAAACCATCGCCCTTCAGACGCCAGAACGGCATATCCGGGCGCTGTTCACGGCGCTGTGGCCCATAGCGCTCCAGTAAATCCAGCAATTGCTCATGAATTTCAGAAGCATAATCAAATAGACGATCGTGGCCCTGCCGATAGTGCGAGAGGACATATAACAGCAATAACGGCTTATGCGGCGCTCGCTGTTCGCCTTTGCGCCAGATAGTAATATTTGATATCGCTTGCTTTAGGGTTTTGTCAGAGGTCATTACGTTGAAGAATCCATGAGCACATAGTTGCGATGATGCTCGCAACTATATGTACATTCAAGACATTATTGCAGACATACTTTTTGTCTATCGGCTCTGTACTAACAGTTAGCATTCTGATAACAATGGAAAAAACACAGCGCTCAACCGAGAAAGGTAGGTAACTTCTGGATTTCAGGCATAAAAAAGATCTCAGTTGAGGTCCATTTACATGCTTTTGGTGCGAAGGCCGGAATCTAAAAACAAACCAACCATATGTAATAATTGAAAAAATAAAGTGCAATTTTAATTTATGCCCCTTTTTGTGCCCCCATCAAAATTTCAATCAACCTTTCATAGAAGAACTGATAACGATATAGAGAAAGATTCGGTTCGGATCCGCAGCACGGACCCTAACCGAAACAATCATTTCCTCAACAGATTCCTGCACTCACTAAGCAGTTAACGCTATACATCGTATCCCCCCTGGTCGCTAAAGTTACTGCGGGAACGGGCTGCCAGTTTTCTCTGTTTTGCTTCAATACGTCTCATCACTTCATCTGCCACATCTGACGGGCTTTGCCCTGGTTGCTGGTGAATATGGATTTCAACTGTCCCTATCGACGCAGGCAGGGCCTGCGTGGCTATAGCGGGCTTTTGTTGCTGACTCTTATATGCGGAGACAGGCAGGCTGTATGGGTGGAGTGGTTTAGCCTCTGTCTCCGGTGCCAGCCCTCCCAGAGTCAGCCAGGTGGCAGCGGCAATGGCTGCTGTTCGTCTCCTGCTCGTTATGTATGCGGGCCCGTTAACGATCTCGGGTCCATTCTCACCAGCAATGCCAAACTGCCCGCGCGGAATATATCCGCCGCTGTCATACATCCCGGCAAAAAATCCACCCACACCTTTTGCCTGTGGGGTTCCCGGTGATTTGTCGCCACCGGTCATCCAGTCCGGCAGATAGCTTTTCACCGATGCCAGCTTGCTCTTGAGCGTCTCCCACTTCTCATTGATACCGCTCAGGATGCCGTCAATGATTGCGCCTCCCACCGCTTTAAACTTCGCGGGCAGCGCGGCAACATCACTCAGTATTTCAGTCCATTTCTGACTGATGGTCTGCTTAATAACCGCCCATGCACCAGTCACTCCCGATGAGATAGCATCCCACATCGCTTTAAATTTTGGCCCCAGTGTTTCCCAGTTCTGCCAGATATAAATGGCTCCCATAGCGATCAAGCCAATAACCGCCAATATTGGGTTAGCAAACATCAGCCTGCCCAGCCACAGGATAGCCTGGCCTGCTGCGCCAATAACTTTTGTGACCAGACCAAACACAGAAGCAAATTTAAGCTGGAGGATGCCTGCACTTACCCGCACTACGGCCATCGGTCCCAGAATAGATGCCAGCGCCAGTGACACCACGCCCGCAGCTGTCGCAGCAACCGCGAATACTGCAGCGACTGTAAACATTGCAGCAGTCAGCCGCGGGTGCCGTTTAACCAACCCATCCAGCCCGGAAGCCAGATTCCCCAGCCAGTCAGATAGCGTTTTAAGCACTGGCGAGACAGTTTCCCCAATGCTTGCCATCGCATTAGTAAAAGACCCCGTTGCCGCCTCCCATTTGTTGCCCAGGGTATTAAGAGACGCATCGACGCGCTCGCGCAGAGTCGCCTGGTTCTCCAGTTTGGCGACGGTTTCACGGTAGCCCTCGATGCCTTTTGACGTCATGGTATTCAGCGCTTTTAGCACCTCGTTATCGTTACCAAACAGGGCTTTCTGCGTTGCAAGTTTTGTTTCATCATTTAATTTTTCAAGCTTTTCTAACTGCGCGTACATCTTTTCCAGGCCGCCAAATCCGCCTTTCCCGTCGGAAAAATCAAACCTGATACCTTTTCCTTTCAGCCCGTCGTTTACGCTCTTAATATTTTTGGCATCCAGCGTGGCCTGAAAAATTTTACGATAGGCATTACCCGCTGACTCTCCGGCCATCCCCGCCTGATCGGCCATGACGAGAAGTGGACTAAATGTTTTCGCAGCATCCAGGCCCTTCTGCTTGATAATGTCCATAGCGCTGCTGATATTTGCAAAACCCTGCAGCATATTTCCCGGATCAACCCCCGCGTAATAACCCCGCTGGATCACGTCCATCAGGCTCATCATGTCTTTTTCGGTGGTCTGCGTGGCGTCCTGCAGTTTCGCGGCAAACTCTGCCGCATCCGTCGGGGCCATCTGCAGCTGCACGCCGAGATACGCCGCCGACTCACCCAGCCCTCCCAGGATGACCTGCGCAGACATACCCTGGCGGCGTAACATGGTCATCATGTTTTGAAAGTCTGCCGTGGTGCCGGGCAGCCGGTCCCCCAGGGCGATTGCCAGCTTGTTTAGCTTCTCAAACTCCGGCGCAACCTTTCCGCCAGGCCCCATCATCGAGCCTGCCAGCTGGTTAGCGGCGTTTTCTGATTCCGAGTAGGCGCGAATGGGTGCCATCAGCGTTGCCCCCGTTGCCACACCTGCAGCCACCATTCCTGCGCCGTTCCCGGCAAGGCTATTGCGCACATCGCGCATCTTATCGGCTTTTGCCCTGATCGCATTCAGCTTGCGCTGGCGCTCGCCAACGTCACGCAAGCGCCGCTCCTGCTCTGCCAGCTGTTTGTTATAGCGATCCGTTTCACGGGTAATGCGTGCCGTTTCACGGGCACCGCCTCCCGCAGAGATGCCGAGGCGGTACAGTTCCGCCCTGGCTGCCGCCATCTGCCGCGTTTCCTGCTCCTGCTTTTGCTCCAGCCTCGACACGGCCCGCCATTGCGTTTCAAGCGCCGCTGTCTGCTTTTTGGTGGGGGATTCGAGGGCTGACATTTCGCGGGTCATCATCTGCGCACGCAGCCGCGCCTGGTCCAGTTCGGTACTGGTCCGGCTCAGGCTCCGGGATAGCTGATCGAAGGATTTTAACTGACCTCCCGCATCGTTGAGCCGTTTAAGCTGCTCGCGGGTCTGCCGGACAGCAGAGGTCAGTTCCTTAGATCCAGCCTGTGCCACTTTTAAAGGTCGGGTGAGTTTATCAACCGCATTTAACACGACCTGCAGACGCAGGTTTTTATCACTCATCACTGACTCCGTTTCTCAGGATAGCTTTGTGTCGCCATTCCAGCACCTCGGTCAACGGCATAACGTCAGTAACGGACGGCGACCAGTGAAAAATGGTGGCGATATCCGCCACCAAATCATCAACCATCAGGCCGGTTGGAAAGCTGATGTTGCCGACTTCGGTAGCAAAAAAAGAACCACCTCCAGCGACATGGAAGCCAGGTCTGCCGGGTCCAGCTCTGCCATTTCCTGCGGAGTCAGTTCCGGGCTGGAAATACGGGGGATAATCGTCATCATCGAGGCCACATCCATTTCCATTACGGCCTGCAGTCGGAGTCCCCGCAGCGCACCAGACTGAGGTTTACGCAGCACGACTTCCCGGATCGAAGTTGCGCCACGCTGCACAGGTGTATCCAGAATGACAATGGATTCCGTTTTTTCAGTAAGAAGTTCACTCATGATATTTACTCTCTGGTTGTCAATGTCCTGACAGTGTGCCCGGACTCACACAACCCGGCGAGGCGCTGTGATTGTTAGATGCGCCATACAACCCTCTTGCCAGCGGTTGCGCCGGCATTGTGCTGGCGTTCTGTCTTTTCCCCCTCAGCGCGCGCAGCCCCGCCCGCCTGCCCGCTTCACTTAACAGAATGGTTTTCATGCACCTCGTAAATCGTCTCAGGAGCCGCCATACAAGGGCTTTCGCGTCAAAAATGCTGCATGAGACTCATGCGTTTTCATGCAGCATAGACATGCACTCATGCGTTCTCAGGCCAGCCAGGAAAAAGGTATAAAAAATCCCGGTACTGGACCGGGATTGCGTGGGCGTTCTTTCTAATCAGACAGGGATTTGCTGGCGGTTTGACAGTTTTGATGCAGAGCCATAACGATTGAGCGTTTTCTTTTGTTTTTCATGGTTTTCCGGTTCATCTGATTCCTGTTCATTGCGCCGGGGTTTCATAATTATCGTATCCACACTTTCCAGTGCAGTAAATGTGCAGGAACATTCGAGATTCTGGCACTGATACCATGAGCGTTTAACCGATGGTGCTTCATAGGCTGAGGTTCTGGCGTGTGCCGTAGTGCCGCATTCGGGACATTTAAGCGCCATCAGATACTCTCCATATCACGGTTACGTTTCTGCTGTTTTTCACGTTCATGACGGATCTTCATTTTATGAAGGGCCGCCGGTGACGGGGTTTTGCTTAAATCGATACAAGCCGAATAATCCGGCGCAACACCCGCCAGTTTAAACACAGGGTCCTGTTCCGGCATCGCAGTGTTAGCAAGAGCCGGTTTGGTGATATGTTTGTGAATAAAGTCTTTCAGCAGTGTGTCCGGGTCATTAACTGAATGTACCACACCGACAACTGCGCTGGCTTCGCGGCCCATTGTAGATTTGAGCAGGCTCAATGTCTGGATGAGAGCCTTACCATGCGATTGCATAAAATCTTCCCAGATTTGTTTTGCGCGAATACCCACAAGTGCCTCGTGCGCGTGGATATACTTTCCGGCTAATTCCGCAGTCTCCTGTGGCAAAAGTGCATTTTCGCTCTCCTGAGCCGCCAGCAGCTCATCAAAATCCTCAAGCGTTTCTCGTCCCAGCGCAATTTCCGTGCGTAGTTTTTTCATTTCCTTTGAGATTACGCCCTGACTTTCACGAAACAGCGTGCGCCACTCATCATTCAGTGCGTTCGTCGTGGCTTCCATTTCAGCACGGCGCTGGCGGATAGTTGCAATATTATCCGCTGCCGCTTTCTGCCGACGACGTGCTTCAAGCCATGCGCTTCTGGCTGTGTTCAGGGTTTCCATTGCCTGCTGCGTTACAGCCGGAAAAGTGGAAAGGTTGTTATTCTCTGCGGTGTTGTTCATGACTTCTCCTGCCGGGTTGGTTCGTTACGTCAATTGTGTCGTGACTGACACAAGCGCACTATCGGCGCTCAGTGTGTGGTGGCTGGCACAACGGGCGTTTGCGGTTATTCAGACGCGGCCATGACAGCCAGCCAGATAAAAATGCCTCTGTTTCAGCCTGCTTTATGTCCCGGATGCGGTGAAACAGGTGGAACAGGTGTTACACCATTGTTTTGTAAAACATTTATATGCACATCACAGGTGGAACATCGCAGGTAACAAGGTGGAACAGCGGATCGGCTGGCGTTCCACCTGTTCCACCTCACTATTTCAGAAGGTGAAACAGGTTTAGCCCTTGTAAAATACGGGTGTTCCACCTGTTTCACCTGTTACCCTTAATAAATAAGACTCACGCAAAGCCTTAACCCGGCACCTCGCTGTTGAAGACATAGAGTCTGCGGGGATTCATCTCTGGCGGGCGAATGGTTGTCTGCAGCTTGCCATCGGTGGAGGGCAGCAGGTATCCACGATCCGCGCACAGACGCGCCACCTTGCGCGGGTCAAATCCCCGGCAGATTTCTTTCCAGCCGGACGGCATGACGTAGAACGTGGTGACGGCCTCCGTGCCCTGCGCGGTACTGCCTTTCTCCACCCTGCGCCAGCCCACCATATTGCCGGGGCGGTTACGCTCGTCGTGCCAGTCAGCAAAGCGGCTGTACTGATTCGCGGTAAAGAAGCTGCGTACCTGCTCCAGTGCGGCAATATCTTCCTGATTGGCGGTGTGCCCGCGATCTTTCAGCCATGCGTTCAGGCAGACGCGGGTTGCCCGCAGCGCTTCACCCTCAGGCCAGCCGGTGATACCCAGCCGGGTTGCCAGCTCGCCCGCCATCGCCACCAGTGCAAAGCGGTTCACAGCCCGGCCTACCTGATTACCCGCATCTTTCGGGGTCAGGGCGGCTGTATATTCCTTCATCAGTGACTTTGCCTGTGCCGTCAGCCCGTTAAGGTCAGCGGTCAGGGCTTTCAGCCACTCCCTGAACGGCGAACCGTAGTAGCTGGACGTGGCCCACTCCAGATGTTCCGCCAGAGCCTTGCCGCTGTCGAAGCCGTGCAGCTCCTCAAATACGCCAAATTTCCCGGAATCGCTGGGGATCTGGATCATCCTGACTTCCATCCCGGCAAAGGTACGCTCACCGGCTTTTGCCGCATGTTCAGTCAGTGACAGCTCGCCGGTTGAAAAGAACAGCAGCCGCCACTGCTTACGGGTGCGCAGCTCACCGTCCGTACCGGCACGGCCCTTGCCCTGACCGTTTGCCAGCATGTAGGCGATATTGCCTGCCTCGCGTCCGTCCACCTCCCGGATCTCATCAAGCATCATGGCGGCATCGTTGCGGCGGCTGGCGCATCCCTCCAGCGCGTTGCCGGTTGCCCGCCACGTCTGCCAGTAATCAGGCCCGCCACAGACAGAGGTTGCCGCTTTCATGGTGGTGGTCTTACCGTCCGTCGATTCCCCCTTGAGGTGGTAGCCGCCGCCGTCCATACCAACCAGCCGTAACAGGGGGGCAGCAAAGGCCAGACTGACGGCAAACGCCACGCGGGAGTTGCCGGTGCAGTAACGGGAAACGTGCTCCCGCCATTCCTCCGTTGTACCTGACACACGGAAATCGCGCCCCTGCACGGAAGTGGTCTGGAGAATGACACCCTCTGCACCTTCACCGCTGACCTCATCCTGCAGGACGTAAACCTGACCATGCCAGCCCGTGCGGCTGACGCAGGTCACGCGGCGTTCCGGTTTACACAGCGAGATATATTCCATCAGGCGCGCGCGGGCCTCACCGGTGGTGCTGATATAGGACAGCCCGTTAACCAGCAGTACCCGGCGCAGTTCCTCACCGCTCCCACTGAGCATTTCCATCGGCATCGCCCAGCGGCGGCGCTCTCCCCATGTATCTTCCCACTCCAGCAGTCGCCCGAAATTACCGCCATCGGCATCGCAGGTGATTGCCGTCACGCGCAACGGGTTGCATATTTTGACGTTCTGGATCTCCGTCTCACCGTTGCGCTGTACCTGTTTTTCATACCAGAGATATTCCTGGGTAAGTCGGAACCCGTGCGGCAGCTGCGTGCGGCCTTCTCCGCACAGTACAAGACCGTTACGAAAGGCTTCACGGGCACGGGTAATACCGTGCTCACGGTGGAAGTCATTCCAGTCAGCTTTAATTTCTCCCGGTGGCAGCGTCACCCAGCCACCGACTGATTTTGCCGCCCGTTCAGCAAAGGATCTGCCGGGATTCTCGCCCCCGTCCTGAAAATCGTTATCACCGGCGATGATAATTTTTACCTCAGGCCAGCGTGCCCGCAGCGCCTGTGCGACGTTGGGCAGGTTGCCCGCAGATATGGCGGCCACTACGCATCCGGCGGTGAGCTGGCTTACCGTCAGCGCCGTGGCGTAACCTTCGGTAATCACCACCTGTACCGGCGGTTCAGACGGTAACGGGCTGAGCGCCACAAACGCGCCTTTCATCGTGCTGCCGGGCAGTATGCTTTTTTCACCCGTCGGGGCGATAAGCTGTGCACCGGTCACGGCTCCGGCGTTCGTCGTGAGCGGTAACAGCAGGGAACCGGCAGGGAAATCCTTACCGCTGATATGCTGCACGCTACCGGTCAGGGAGGCCGGGTATCCGGCGAACCCTTTTCCGGTCAGATAGGGGCTTTCTCCCGTGTGACTCTCTTTCATCAGGGCCGCCACGGTAAGGCTCATATCGCGTTTAGGGGCTTTTTGCCTGGCGGGCTTAACGGGCAGTTCCTGCACATCCGGCACATTAAGCACCTGCGCCACCTCCTGCGCTGCCTTTCTGACGCCGTAACCGGTTATGAGCTTAACCAGATCCAGACCATCACCATTGCCGCACTGGCTGCAAATCCACGTCCCGCGCCCGTCGAGGTCATCGAGGCGGAAGCGATCCTTGCCCCCACATTTCGGGCAGGGACCGTGCCTGCCGTTTTCAGGTACATCAATACGCAGCATCTGCAGAATGACGGGCCATTTCCCCCGCGCTGCGGCTGAAATCTGCGTAACCGTCTGTGTTGTCATACTTCCCCCTGATACAGCGATACACCCGAGCTGCAGAAGTCATCAAATGCCGCCGGAAGTGTGCGGTACAGCTCCGCCATCACTTCACAGCCGCGCACGGTCAGTACCGGCGGCGCGGTCAGCAATGATGGCTCCAGCATGTCAGTCAGCAGCGCCAGTGCAGCCGCTGCTCCCTGTGCTTCGCCATATTCGTTAATCAGTGCACACTCGATATGCAGGGCAATGGCCATTTCAATACGTTCAACAGTCAGACTGTGCGGACCATAGTGATCGCAGCCGGTTTCGGTCAGCGCTTTCTGGCGCCAGGCCGATGCAATAGCCCGCCGGTAAAGCGCAGTGGTCATTTCTGCTGGAAAAATAGAAACCTGCGGCTGGTTCATTGGGTGCCTCCTTCAATCAGTTCGCAACTGTGCGCAATATCCGTCAAATCTGACCGCAGGTACTCCATCAGCGCGGCGATGCCTGGCGCACATCCTGCATCCAGCGTTCCGCCCTGCGAGGGGTATTCAGAAAAGAGAAGCTGCAACATGTCGCAGGCCTTTCTGGCGCGAGCCAGCTTTCCGAAACCGTCCTCTGACAACCCATACGCAAAAGCACCGCTATTGTGTTTTTCAGGCAAAGCGTGGCCCTGAGCACCGTTGTGCCCGTTTGAAATATTCATCGTGGATTACTCCGTTTTCAGCGGTGTTTTGTCAGAGAAACTTTGAATAGTGACTGTCGTCAGGTTCAGCAGAACGCCGTATGCTGCGCTCCCGCCAGCGGGTAAATACCACCGACGGATGCAGCGTCAGCGAGCCAGAGCCGCTACCCCCCGCGGGAGCTGGCGAAGGTTTAAAGAGCGGCGCATCAAACAGGCGCGTATACCGCTGCTCAAACCATGCCAGAGGGCAGGAAGAAAGCTTATTGTCGCTGTCATGACGAATCAGCACTTCACAGCTGAATTCAGGGTTAACCAGCGCCACGGAGGGCGAGGCTTCAGTTAATCTGATAATCGTGACAGTCCAGCCACGCTCATGCTGCCAGCGTTCGCCGGGTTGCGGATAATTACGCATGTTCACCTCCGCAGGGAATGCGACCGGCAAAACTCAGCACGTAGTCCGGGGCAAGTCTGCGCCGCGCTGAGCGCTCGTTATCTGCGGTTATCCTTAACATCACAGGGCGGGCATTGCGTTGACTGCGGTTGATCGCCGCGAATAACCAGGTACACTTCTGTTTAGCCATCTTCGTTGTCTCATATAGCGGTTTGGTCAGAAGCCCGGTTAGTGTTGCTGCACTGTCGGGCTTCGCACTCACAAGGTGAATCGCACCTTCGCTTTTAAAGCTACCCTTAAGTGAATCGCACTTCAAGTCTTTTATTATCATTTTTTTTGCGTATACTGAATCGCACCTAACGCAAGGAGATCCAGTAATGGCAACGGGTTCAACTAACAACAAGTCGCAGCAACTTAATGCTCGTTTCCCACATGATGTAGTTGCAGAATTAGAAAGCAACCTTGAAGATGGGGAAACGAAAGCGCAATTTATTGTTACCGCTGTAAAAGGCGAGATTAAACGCCGGCAGCGCAGGAAAAATAAGCCAGAGCAAGTAAGCTGAATAGAGAAGCGAATAGACGTTCTCTCAGATTCCATGCTAATTTCAGTAAGCGAAAATATTTTTAAGCCCACAAACTCATTTTGTCGGGCTTTTTTATTAGTGATTTTCATGCCGTTCACCACGAGAGGCATATATTTGCTCTTGAATCCAGTGATCGACTTCGCTTTCAACAAATGAAATTGCACGAGTTCCTATTTTCACCGGGCGGGGAAATGTATTGTTTGAAAGCTGTTTGTAAAGCCATGCCTTGCTACGCTGAACGCGTCTTAACACCTCTTTTGCTGAGATAAGGGTCTGATTCTCTGAAAGGTTGTTTGCATATTCCATCTTGTTACTCCGTGTTCTACTTAAGTTCACGGTGACTTTAAACACTGAAAAAAAGTCATTCTAGTGATAATGGAATCTATTAAGACAAACGTTGATTCTATTGAAACGTGATGATTTCCACTGAAAAAAAGAAACGATATTCATATGAAAGAACACAAGAAGAAGGAAATGCACAAAAAATAAAATCAATAAAATTCATATAGATAGGATGAAAAATCAAACAAATCATACGTTGAAAGGTATTATTACGTTTTATCGATTCATATTACTCAGGAATTACCACAGTATTACACTGTATTACCCCCTATAGCCCCTTAGAGCCTCTTGTAGCCCCTTCTAATGAGAGATATCCAGAAAGTAATTAATAAATTCACTCTCCGTATTTTATAATATCTTTACCCAACTTTATTTTCTTATAGAACGTAGCTTTTTTAATTCCTTTCAATGGAATCTCATTTTCATTACAAAAAGAAATAATATCATTATATATAACACTATTATCGCTATAATTTACCTTTCCATGTTTCTTAATTAATTCAATTAGCAGGTAAATTAATTTACAACTATAATTATCCTCGTCATCTTTTCTATACTGCCCTCTGCCATTACTCCTTAATTTTTTACCAATTTCATATAATTCATTTCCTCCTAGCATCATTAAAATATCGCCCCAATCTTTATTTTTTACCTGTTGTTGCAATGCGTTCTCAATTCTTTCCTTAATCTCCACAGGTACAATATCTTCCCTCTGAAAGATATAAGCGGCAGTTAATACTAAGTTCGCTTCCACTTTTTGCGTGGCGGATATGTTTTTATATTCATTAATCAGTTGTAGATTTCTGGTTATTGCCTTTCTTAATCTGATAACCTCTTTTAATTGAATCTCAGTCAATTCATCATTTTCGGTATCATAGTCAAAACCATTCATAGCAAGCGCAACTTCGTGTGGCGTAATGTACGTTAACCTATTAAAATAAAACAAATTATTATCAGATTGTGTGTTATTCATTTAAATCTCTCCGTAGCCACACAATGGTAATTATTTTCCATGCACACGCGCAAAATCATATGGTGTGATAGATCCATTCTTGTTAGCATCAATGTAATCAGCCCACCATTGCAGCATTAATCTTCTTTCTTCAAGATATTCAGAAGTGTGCATATATGAACCTTTCACGTTTTTTCGTTCAACGTGGCTTAACTGTCTTTCAATAGCGTCATCATTCCATAGTTTCGACTCACTTAGCGCACCACGCGCCATAGTTCTAAATCCATGACCACATACTTCCGTTTTCGTATCATATCCCATTACACGTAAGGCGCTATTTACTGTATTTTCACTCATTACTTTTTTAGGGTCATGATCGCTGGGAAATATCACCTCACCTTTACCGCTCAAGGCATGTAAACGTTTAAAAATATCAAATGCCTGTTTGCTCAGCGGAACAATATGTTCAGTTTTCATCTTCATCCCACGCTCAGAGTGTTTTACGCCGGGAATAGGCTTACGAATTCCGGGTATCGTCCACTCGCTTCGTTCAAAGTTAACTTCACTCCAGCGAGCAAAACGCATCTCACTTGAACGAATAAATGTAAGTAGCGTTAATTCAACGGCAAGCCGTGTCATTAGTCGCCCTTTATAGCGTGATAATCTTTCAAGGAACTCAGGGATTCTTTTTGGGGGTAGCGCTGGGTGATGGGTCGCCTTAACGCTTAAAAGCGCTCCAGCCATATCACTGGCAGGATTTGACTCAAGAAGGTCATTCTGCACACCGAAACGCATAATTGCGTTTACGCGCTGCATCAGTCGCTGCGCAACATCATGTTTACCTGCCGTATCGACAGCTTTGATCGGATTGAGAAGCTGGCTGGTTCTCAACGTCCTAGCGTCAATTTGACCTATCGAGGGGAAAATATACTGCTCAAGGGTCAGCAGAACGCGATGGCTATGATCTTCGCTCCAAGTTAGATTACTTGCGTGCCATTGCCTTGCGATAGTTTCAAATAAATATGCCCCCTCAATTTCAGCTTGTGCCCCCTTTTGCTCCACTTTGGGGTCAATGCCCTGAGACAACAATTTCTTTGCTGCATCGCGCTTAGCCCGAGCCTCAGCCAAAGTGATCGTCGGGTATACACCAAAAGCGAGCCGATCTTCCTTTTTGTCAGACGGGCGGCGATACTTCATGCGCCAGTATTTGGAACCTTTAGGGGAGACCTCAAGATACAAGCCGCCTCCATCAGCCATTTTATAGGCTTTCTCTTTCGGCTTTGCTGTCTCTATCTGGCGAGCGTTGAGTTTCAT